GATTTGAGCCATATCAGAACCATTAATTTGGAATGAATCTTTTATGATAATTGGTTGATTAGAAAATTGAGTAAACCTAGGTTCAATCGATTTTATAGCACCACCTGTTTGAGCAGGAGCAGCTGTTCCTTTTGCAAATACAGAACCATAAACAAACATTTTTAAATTATTTGTTCCGTTTCCTACAGTTGCCCAAGTTGCTACTTGGAAAGGATAAGCTGTTACTGTTGTAACACCAGGACCAGCAGCTACGGCTGTAGCTCCAACAATACCTTTAATAGTAACTCCCGTTGCAGGGTTCATTACTACGATAGTATCATTTGGAAATATAGCATTTCTAGCAGCAGTTTGATTTACAGTAGCATTAGTTGGGATAGTGATTGTAAAGGCACCAGCCGCAGTTAAGTTACAGTTTTGATAACAGATATGTAATCTGTTTTGTTCAGACCAAATAACTTGATCAGATGTCATTGGCATTTCAGCGCCAACCATACGTAAAAATCCGGATAACGTTCTGTTTCCGTATCTTTCTACTTCCGCTTCGTATACCTCAGGAAGGTATTGTTGAGCGAAGTCATTAGCACCAGCCGCAGCTGTATTAAATGCTAGATAATTGCTTTGCAACGCAAGTTGCTGTGCGGATGGAGTTAAACTACCAAACGCGGGATTTATTACTCCCATAATTTTTAAATTGTTTTAATTGTTAAATGTTTTCTTTTTAATTCTAAGTTTTGAAGAATCAAGACCACTAACGGCTTTAACTTTTAATCCACCAACAAAAACGTCACTAGGTGTAGACCTAACTTCATTACTTATGTTTTTAGATTTTGCAATAAGATCTCTAGTAGCATCGGATTTACCTTGCTCATAAAAATGTTTTGCAATAGTATCAGCATTGTCAGCAGCGTACATAGCTTTGTGATAACCTTTAACATCTTTTACATTTCCTTTATCATCTAAGAACTTCTTAATTGTATTGGTAATATTAGATTGTTTAGTAGCAACTTCATTAGGACTTTTAACTCCGTATCTAAATTTCTTTTCTCCTACGTTAAAATCAAAACCTTTGAATTCTTCAGAGAAATACTTGTTAGTATTGGATTTAAAATCTTCATGTTGTTGTTGAGCCACATCCTGCTCTTCATTGTAACGATTGAAAAAATCCATAGCTTTTTGTTGGTCTTTAGTAACTCCGGGTCTCAACTTGATTTCCTCGTAGTATTTACTTTTTAAACCTTCCAAATGCTTTGAAGCTTTTGCAACCTCTTCTTTATACGCAAGTTTCTTTTTACGAACCTCACGCTCTTCATCCACTTCTTCATCATAAGAAAAATTATCTTCAATCATAAAGTTAATTTCTTCTGAATCTAAGTGTGACTTAGCTTGTTTGTAATACTCTCTTAATAGAGTATCATTGTCTACATTAGAATAGTCAGCATTTAATCTAACATAATCTTCTAATGTACCACCTGTTTCTTTCATAAAGTCTACGACTTTTTCAATGTTTTCAGGTAGTTTAGCTATTTCTCGCACCTCTTCAGGTGTTGGAGCAATAAGCTTTTCATCTAGTTTTTCACCTATTTGTTGTATTTCTTCTTCTACAACTTCTTCAATAGGCTTTACTTCTTTTTCTTCTTTAATTTCAGTAACCGGGCTGGATTCTTGATCTTTGTCTCCAGATCCCACGCTTTGCAGTTCCACTTCGGATCGTTCTTCGCGTAACACGCCGCTCTCTGTTTTTTGTTCTTGAATGGCATCTGTTTGTTGTGTTTTAGGTTTTGATAAATCGATTTTAATAATATCGTTTTCTACCAATTGTTTAGGTTTTTTAGATTTAATCTTAAAAGACCCTTCTTGTTTTACTTCTTGTTCTGACATAATATAATATAATAAAAATTAATAAATAATTCATTGTGGTTAAGATTACTCTAAACCAAATCCACCTGAACTAGTATCTCCAGCGGACTCAAAATCTGTTGGCAACGTGTCGTTTTGTCTTTGACTAATCATTTGAGATTGTTGTGTTGCCTGTATTTTAGTTCTTTTATCTTTACGATCTTCAATATCTGCTTCTTTTTGACTAATGTTTTGCTTTTCCATTTGAGCTAATTGTAGGTCATATTGAAACTGTTCAGCCATTAATTGAGTCTTTAACTGAGCATCTGTTTGCATTCTTTGTATTTCAAACTGAGATTTAGCTTGTTCAATCTGAACTTTAGACTGAGTCATAGCTTCGTTTTTTTGCACTTCACTCATGGCAGCAGCTTCAGCAGCTTGAGCATTAGCTTGTGATTGTGCTTGTATTTGAGCTGTTTGAGCGGCTTGATCTTCTTTTTGTTTTTTAATTCGTCTGTATTTTAAAACTTGATTAGCTAAAGATATATTTTTTATTTCTCTTATATCAATAGCATCTTCTAAATATATTTGGTTTTGTTGTAAAGCCATTTGAATATTTTGTTCTATCATGGCTTTTTCTTCATCTTCAGGTTCTAAGTTTAAATATAAACCAAAGTCATATAGATGCATATCTTTTATTTCATCTAAACTAGCTGTGTTAAATCTTCCAATACTAGATTTTAAAGCATTGTTTGTTAAAGGAAATTCTAAAACGTCTGCTATTCTAAGTGATATGTTTTCACAAGCTCTTAAAGTTAAATATAAACTAGCATCTAATATATGTTTTGTAGCTATGTTTGAAGCGTTAGCAGCCATTTTTTGTAAACCAACTAAAGCGTCTTTGTCTGGTAAACTGCCATCTCTTGCTTCATTAAGACCAGTTACGTCTCTTATCATTTGTAAGTAATACTGATATGTAGCTATTAATGCTTGAATTTTTGCATTACCACTAGATGATTGCAATTCTTGTATAGGTACTTTACCTCTATTAGGATCTCCATCTTGTGTTAAACTTCTACCAACTATACTACCAGTTTGGAAATACATGTTTAAAGCTTCTTGAGGGTTATAATTAGTTCCGTTACCTAAATCAACCTCTGCTAATCCATCAACATCTACAAACACACCATCTGGAACCATCCTTGCAATCACTTGTTGTAATTTTAACGATGTCAATTGAATCATGTCAGCAAAACTAGTCATACGACCTACTAAGGAATTAATACGCCCTTGGTAAATATGCGGAGCGCATATAACATAGTTCATATTAACTTTAGTTAAATCACTTTTAGGCCTAGTCATGTTTTCAGCCATTTTCCATTCGATCATTTGTGGAACACCCATAACTTTTACCCCACTATATAAAACCTCTATACTTCTTGACACCCTATCAAAATTATCACTTTCAGGTGGATTAAAAAAATCTTCTTTTTGTAATGTTTTTTCTAAGCCTTGGTCTGTTTTTTTAATTTTAAAAACCTGATCCACATATGTTTTGTATTCAAAATATAAAACTTGAATTAAATCATTATCATAATTTGGATTTGCAATATAACCTTGACGACCAGGATATCTTTGCATACTTTCTAGTTCTTCTATAGTAAGACTAGGAAATTGTTTTTTAATTTCAGGTATAGTTAAAGACTTTATTTCACCTACATACCATATATCCTCAAAATTAGGATCATTAGAGTATGAATAAACCATATTAGAAGGATCTACATAGTCTACTATAACACCTTCAGATTTATTAAACTGTGTTTTAATAGCTCCAATTCCTATAGTTACTATATCTTCAATTACTCTTTTTTTAGTTAATTGAAATTTATTAAAAGCTAAAACATTATCTATAACTTCTTCTTGTGCTATTTCCATGCTTTGCTTATAATTAAGCTGCATATGTATTTCTAATTCTTCATCGCTTCCTGGTATATCTTTTTCATCATTAAGCAAAAAATTCATACCTGTTGCTTCACCTAATTTTAAAGCCTGATCTTTCACAAGCATGTCTTGCATTAATCCTTCAGCGTAATCTGTTCTTTGTTGTTGTGAAAAGGGATCTTGAGCATAAGCATTTATTTCATAATCTTTAGATGCTATACCGTTTACAACTATATCTAAAAACTTAGGTATAATAGGTACTGGCTTCCAATCTAAATTTAAATAAGATAAGTCACCATTAATAGATAATTCATCTTTATATTTTTGTACAGGTTGTTCACCTCTAGCATATAAACGTAGTCTGTTAAAATTAGTATATCCTTGATTCCATTTACCACTGTTTAATCTTCCACCCCTAAACCATTCATACTCAATAGCTTGCCCAACTTGCAACCCATATTCTAAAGTTTTCTTTTCCGCCTCAGGTACCACCTGACTTGGGAACGCACTGTTAGTAACATTAGTGTTAATCATCTATTAATTATTTTTGATTCATTACCTTGGTTATCGTATTTAGAAAAACTTAAATTAAGCTTTTCTTTAACAACTTCAGCTACGGGTCTATATTTATTTTTATTGCATGCCATTATAGCTAGCCCTGAGCTAATAGATGCATCATGTTTTGTTCTATTATTAATATCAAATGAAGCCCAGTCTTCTAAAGTTTTTTGAAAATACATTGTGCCATACTGTTCATTGTTGTAACCTATAAACATCTCAATATAAGATTCAATAGCAGCAGCATGAGCCTGTTTAACATCTTCGCTTGAATTAGGTATTCCACCTATTTCTCTTTCTGTAATTGATAATTTGTGCATTGTTTTATCAGGTCGATTCATAGAATAACCTCTATAACCTCTTCTTTTAAAATGATATAATAAACGAGGTTTATTGTTTTCACATAAAATTGGCATACTATAAAATACACAAGCCATAAGTACATCTTCAAAAAATATTTCAGCTGTTTGAGGTCTACATATATATTCTAAAAAGAATAAATTAGCTGGACAACTATCCATTGTAAACTTAGTTAATCCATGTAAAGATCCTTTAGAACCTCTACCATCAACTGTTCCAGATATATCATATGAATCACAACCAAAAGCTCCCATATGTTCGTTAGCAGGATGTTTAGTTCCATTTTTAATAATGATTCTATTTTGTTGACCAACTTCTGGTGTCCAAGAAATTAAAAACCTACCTTGTTTACTAGGTGAAAAAATTACCCTAGTATCTTTTATCCCACCTTCCCATTGAAAATTACCTTGAGTTACTACGCCTGAATGTTTTAAATCTTCATTATAATCTATTTGTTCATAGATTTTAGTAAGATTAAATAAAGACTGTTTAGTCTCATCTCTGAAAGCGTGTTTC